GAAGAGTCAACCGAGGACTGGGCTAAAACAAAGCATCGACACATATACACGCACCATGTCCATCACAAGACATCTAAGGACATCGGAAAGGTAAACATTGAATCTATTCGCTCGGCTTCTGGAACGGATTCCTGGCATGATAGAAACGGTTATCGAAGCATAAAAGCAATCGAGGGATTCTTGCATCACCCAACTCATGGACAAATCGCTCGGATCAGTCACATTTTTTGATTATATTTATAAAACACTATACCTTTTCAAATGGGGAGTATTCAGCTAACTTTTAACATTAGACCCACATATCGACCCACATTAAATAAATAAAAACCCTAACATATTGATTATAAATACATTAGGGTTTTATGTTGTGGAGTGGAAGGCTCTTGTACTTTATGTGCGTATATTGGTTTATATTGACCATTTAAGGCGTTAACATGTTGTAAATATACAAATAAATGTATATTTACGCTATATTTTCGACCCACATATCGACCCACACATGGCATTTAGATTGGACCACCCTAAAAGAGAGAACGCACAAATTAGACTTGAGGTTTATATCCCAGGCGAAACCTCTAGATTTAAATACAATACAGGGCGAAATATAAATCCAAAGAATTGGGACAAAAAAAAATGTTTCCCTCGAGTGATGCGAGGAAAAGAAGGTGACCGAAACAGGGATTTGACTCTTGTTTTAAGGGAATACGAATATCAGGTCCAACAAATAAAGGATCTTTACGGTAAATCTTTGACTGCTTCAATCCTTAAAAAACAACTCAACGAATATTTTCATGTTGAAGAAGAGGCCCCAGTTGATCTATCTGTTGATTATTACCTTAATCTTTACGTTGAGGAGCTTAAAAATGTTGGTGAGATAGAATCAAGATCAATTAGAAGTTATAAAATAACATTTAATAAATTCAAAAAATTCGAAAAGGGTAAACGAATATTATTAACGGATTTAGATAATGACACTTTAACTGAATTTATTGTCTTTTTAAGAAGTAAATACAAACTAAATGATAATACACTTTACAGAAATTATGGTTTTTTTAAAACGTTTTTAAATTGGTGTATCAAAAAAGGTGTAAAAGTTCCCTTGGCTTTTAAAGATATTAAAATTTCGCCTTTTGAAACTGACGACATCGCCTTGACCGAGTTGGACCTTGACACCTTAGCGGGACTTGAACTCGACGAAAGGCTAGAAAAATACAGGGATCTGTTTTTAATTGGCTGTTATTCGGGCCAACGATATTCAGACTATTCAGTCTTTGAAAAATCAGATGTACAGGGTGACATGATAATTAAGAGAGCAGAAAAAACAGAAACCCATTCTTTTATTCCATTACATCCAAAACTTAAAACATTACTAGACAAATATGATTGGAATTTAAAGAGTATTTCAATTCAGATATTTAATCCAAACATTCAAAAGATTTGTAAGATGGCCGGCTTTACTGAAGAAATAAAAAATACAGTCTATTACGGAGCAAAAAAAGAGGTTGTAATGAAACAACGCTGGCAGATGGTAGGATCACACACAGCAAGAAGGACGTTTATAACTATAGCGGCAGAGAAATTAATGCCTGATCATATAATAATGTCGATCACTGGTATAAGAGATCCAAAGACATTAAATAAATACAAGAAAATTAATAAGGAATCAATTACAGCATCAGCGTTTAGGGTTTTTTCTTAAACTGTTTATACTCTCCAAGATCGGGGATTAGTTCTTGTTGAAAAGCAAGGTTTCTTTTATGTGATTCCTGCGATTCTGTGATGTATTCTTTTGCCTGAATTGCCACCTTTGTGTTTTCAAATTGCATTTCGTCAACTTTCCCCTCTAACTTTGACATTTGTTTATACATCTTTAAATTTGAGGCTGCAAGAGCTCCCAGTTGTTTGTTAAAATCTAAAATGTTCAATTCAATATCATTCTTTGTTTTTGCATTTTGTAAAAGCAGATCTTGAATTTGATTTGTACAATTCAATAAAGTCGTCTGCAATGCGTTTGATGTTCTTACTAGTTCATTTTCAAGCTTAATAAATCCGTTAATCATATCATGTTTTTCTCTATCTAAATTACCTTTTTTTTCTGAAGTACTTGCATTTAAAAAGACATTTTTTTGCACTTCATTAGTACTTTTTACACCTGTGAAAATATAATCGTAATTAATCTGCGGGAATCTGTCGCAAATAGCTCTCACTATTCTTGCGCTTGGAGTGTGGCCTTCATGGAAAATTTTATAAAAAGTACGTCTCGATTTATTCATCCCACATTCTTGAGCCAATTGCGGAACTGTAAATCCTAATTTTTGACAATCTACGACTAATCTAAAACCAGGCGTATGTATTTCATGGGCTGAAAGTTCTGGATTTATTTTTTTTGTCTTCATTTTAAAAGATTATCAAACGCTTAACGCTCAATTAGTTATGTATTATTTTTTATTTATACGGTAATTTATGGGACTTTATAGGTATATATTCGTATATTAGCCCATGTTATACACAATCTTATTAAATAAATATACGAATTAATACAATAATATGAGCAATAATACAGTCAAAATTAGGGAGTTAGAGAAACATTACGGAATGACTCCACTATCTGAACTCGAAAGAAAATTTGATCAATTAATAAATTCGATTGAAAAACAAAATAGGGTGATCAATAGCAACAGAAAACTATATAAAATAAGCCAGGCCACAAAAATACTTGGCTTGAGCACTAGCACAATTCACAAACTAATCAAGCACAAAGAAATTAAGACAACGTCATTGGGAGGACGGAGCTACATCCCACAATCTGAATTGGATCGATTGAATGGCATCCTTTAAATCTATAATTAAACACAATGAAAACAGAACAAAGACTCGCAATTTTAAAATCAACAAGTATAAAAGGGAAACCTTATGTCATGGTTGATCAAAGACTTTCTCATTTAGCCAGATATTCTAATTATGATGTTAAAATTAAAAAAGTAAAATTTTATTCTGAAATAAAAACTTGGACTGTAGCTATTTCTTTAAGAGTACAGTGGCATGAAAACGAATTTTACAATACCTACGAAGGAATTGCTCAAGAAGTTATCGGAGAAGGAATGATAAATAAAACATCAGCCCTTGAAAATTGTTATACATCAGCATTAGGGAAAGCTTGTGCCAGTGCTGGGATTGGTTTACAGCATGGAACAGCATCTGGTGACGAATTATTAAAAGCACATGCAAATAGCGACATAATAGATGCAGGTTTTAATTCTATACTTGAAAGGCTAGACGATTGGAAAGATAAATATCCGGAGTGGATTACATTCATAGGATATGCTCGGGATCATTACAGATTAACTAGTGTACAGGTTGAGCAGTTAGCGAAATTATGGACTAAAAAAATAGCAATATAATGGGAAAAGTAATTGAAATTTTTAACGGACAAATGGAAAACTGGTCAAAAATGGACGGGTTTGATTATAACGAAATTAAAATGAAAGAGATGGAACACGAAGCAAACCTAGAAATACAAGACAAGACAGCAAGAATAAAAGAAAAAAGGGCTAACATTTCCAGCTTTTTGGATATGGTTGTTTCTAATGTCAAAGAAGGTTGGGTGAATCCCTTAATAGCTTATTCAGAAATGGAGAACATCAAAAAGAAATTGGATAGTTCTTCAAAAGAAGTTAAGCAAGACGCTATAAATGAAGCCCAACAATACGGCAAAACATTTGACTTTAACGGTTTTGTAATTGAAAACTTTAATGGACGCAAAACGTTTGATTATTCTGAATGTCAAGAAATAGTTGAATTAGAAGCAAAGCTAAAAGCACGAAAAGAATTTTATAAGAAATCTAAAATTGCGGCGGATGCAGGCGGTTGGAGTGAGATTCAAACGTTACCCGACGGAAGCACAAGGCAAGTATTTCAAGACGAAAATAACGAATTATTAGTCGCCCCAAGTATTAAATACTCGGCCGAATATATAACCTTAAAACAATCAAAAAACAAAAGTTAATTAAAACCAATTTAAACCAAGGGCCTGATCAAATGGCTTTGTGTGGCCCTAATTTAAAAAAAATAATATGACGAAGATTAAGGAAGAGATTCAGGAAGAGATTAAAAATAAATTATATCCAATAAAAAAAGCTTTAGATGATAGATTTGGCATTGACATTTTTGACAAACCAAGGGTTAAAGAATATCTAAAAGCAAGACAGTTTTTTGTTGGATATGTTTATAAACTATACAACTATTCATATGCACAATTAGCACGTTACATGAAATTCAATCACGCAAATGTAATACATATTAATAATAGATTTTTGGAATTTCTTAGTCATGAGGATGAATATAAAAAACAGTTTGAAAGCGTGGAGATTGTGTTAGACCTAATTAGGTTATATGGGGCGAAGACTGAAAAATACAGTTCTAAAAAAAGACTATTGGATTTAGCTTTGGCTAAGGCAGATGAAGAGGTTGTTGACTATGTGTATTCAATTTTATATAAAAACCCATTAATTAAAACAAGAGTAAGCGTTGACCCCGAAATCACGCTAAAATGTCAAAGCCCGGTGTCCATACCGGGTAATGACTAAAACTAAAAACAATGAAAGATCCAGCATTCCTTTTTTATAGTTCTGATTTTTTGACAGGAACTTATTTTTTAAATGACGCCCAGGTTGGGAAATTTATTAGACTCTTATGCTTTCACCATCAAAAAGGAAGATTAACCAAAGATCATATGTTAAAGATATGTTTAACATATGATAAAGACATCTTCGATCTATTTACTCAAGATGAAAACGGTCTTTATTTCAATGAGAGACTAGAATCAGAAGTAAACAGGCGTAAAAATTACAGTGAGTCAAGGCGAAGTAATAGAAAGAAAAAAACAAATAATGAAACACCTGTCTTAAACATATCTAAAACATATGTTAAACATATGGAAACTGAAACTGAAAATGAAACTAAAGCTATAACTAAAACTAAAACTGAATTATATCCAAGCTTTCAAGATTTTTGGGATTTGTATGATAAAAAGACTGGAAACAAAACGTTGATCCAACCAAAATTTGATAAGCTCCCTCAAAAAGTAAAAGAAGAAATAATTAATTATCTGCCTGCTTACATTGAATCAACACCAGACAAGACATACAGAAAAAACCCTCAAACCTTTTTAAATAATAAAGCCTGGGAAGATGAACTCATAAAATATAACTCTAATGGAAGACAAAATAACAATCAACCGGACTACTCGAACCTTGAAAGAATACTCGCAAACACCGAAGGCCTCTGAACAAATGGAAATTTATTTAAAAACACAGGAGGTTTCAAAGGAAACAAACGCAGTAGCAATTTCAGAGCCTAGATTGTCTTTAAGAAACCCAAACATATCAACCGTCGAGGATGCTTTAAAAATTAAAGGGTTGCCAAGTGTTGGTCGCATGGCTAAAGATTTTTCTCCACTCAAGATACACGCAATTTTAATCAAGTGGTTAATGGAGGTTAATAAAACTCTAAGCGTAAAGGACAACATGAGCGAAGACCAAGTCCAATTGGCTGCCACTTATATCATGGAGGATCACAAATCTTTAAACGTGAGCGATCTGATTGTAATCTTCAAGGATATCATTAAAGGTAAATACGGTAAAATGTATGGAAGCTGGGATCTTTCTAAACTATTAACTGCTATTAGAGAATATGAAGAGAGTAGAATGACAGCAGCAATGAAACACAGCACAAACAAACACGCAGAGCTTAAATCAAACACATACATTGGAGAGAGGACCAGTGAACAAAGATTATGATTTGCGAGATCTGCGGAACATTTCAGCATCCGGATAATTTTATTTGTGAGTTTGAAGACTGTGAAACAGTTTTTGATTTAAGAATTGAATATTTAAAAGAAAAAGCAGAATGTCCCTTTATAGCAATCAAATAATAAAAGCTAATTACTACATCCAAGACAGAGAATTTAACCCTCCTGAATGCTTAGAGGGCGAATGTCTTGAATGTCTTAACCCTTGCAATGGAAATTTTTGCTGCAAACAATGTGAAATCGCATACACTAACTAATAATAATACAAACTATGAACAACAAACCTTTTACAATTACAGACTGGACCGTTGAATCGGTAGGTCAAACGCAAACAATCGGAGCCAAAGGATTCCAAAAACGTGAACTAGTCATCACAGACAATGGTGAAAAATATCCTCAATACAGAATGATTGAGGCAACACAAGACAAATGTGTTGATCTGGATAACATTGTTAAGGGAGACAAAGTAAAAGTTGATTTCTGGGCATCTGGACGTCAATGGACAAATCCAGAGGGAGTTGTAAAAACTTTTAATGCCGACAAACTTGCAAGCATTGAAAAAATAGCTCACGATTGGGATGTGACTGCGGCAGGTGCAGTTATAGATTCATCTTTACCTAGTGAAAATGATTTACCCTTTTAATATGAAATACACTTATGAAGACTTAAACAAAATAGTTGGATTTAAAACTTGGACTATTAAAAAGAAAGTTGACACATTACTTGAAATCGATGTGAATCTGTATTGTAATCTTGGGTCTGATTCTAAAGACTCTGAAAAGAAAAAAGTGAAAGCTATTAGCCGAAAGATATATAAAGTAATCTCTTTAATCTCTCCGTCTGATGGTTATATGCTAGAGGCTCACATGAACGAGAAAGATTTAACAGAAGCAATTCAATAACTATTTTAAT